GGTATTTAAACCTGTCGCTCAAGCTGGCCCTATCCGTGCCGTATCGGTATGATATATCCTGCTTCCGGAATCTCTTGAAAAATCATGGTCTGAAAGGCTTCGTCCAAAAGATGAAGATACTCAAATCTTGGGCTCTGCAGTTGCTAAGCGGAGTCAAGGATGCGAGTGTACCATGGTACGCAACCGCAAAGTATGACGGGTATATTTACCCGAAGCAATTCGGGACGATATTTAAACCTTTAATTAGGGCCCATCAGAAACACAATACTAGAGAGATTCGCTACCTACTGAGTCTACTGAATTTGCACCATCTCGTGCAAGGACCAGATCCGGCTGAGGTTAAGAAGAAGATAAAACTTCTTGATCTCGGCCCAGCTAAACCTAGTGCTTCACGGATCGAATGGTGTGAAGGGTTGCTTCGATATACCTTTCGCATTTTAGACCTACCCAAGTACGTCCATGACGTCCACGACATAAAGCTTGAAACAGCCTCTCGTGTTGCGTTGAGCAGATCCAGAAATGGAAGTTATGCCCAATGGCGATTGGAAGGTCGAGACCGCTTTTGGATGGCAAGGTTTGATTGTGAAGTTGCCGCTACAGACCCGAGACAAGGGTTATCCCGAGCAGGTAGGGAACGAAGAAATTCTGAAACTATCTGGTGCGGAAATCTGGCAGGACTAGGAGAGAGCGGTGGTAAAACCCGCCTCGTTGCTGTTTGCAGGCCTGATGTTCAGGGACTGCTTCTACCTTTGAAGCGGTTCTTGCTCGACTTGTTGAGCAGACTAGAAACAGATTGTACGTTTCGGCAAGATGAAGGTGTGGATTTCCTGAGGACTGCCTTAAGGAAAGGACAGAGGGTCCATTCTGTGGATCTATCTGATGCCACTTGGCATTTCCCCATCAGCCTTCAAGTCAGATTATTGCAATGGCTAGGAGTTCCCTCATTAGTAAGGGACGTAATCCAGCACGGCGTGTATACTGATCACGACGGGGGGGATCACTACCCTCGAAAGGGTCAGGCAATGGGCCTGGGTCCTAGCTTTCCATTGTTTGCACTAACTCATAACCTACTTCTCACCGGACTCGCGTATTATGTTGGTCAGCAACCCAAAGATTCTTTCAGAGTCTTGGGAGACGATGTGATCATCGTCGGGGATCGGTTGGCGGAATTATACCGCCAAATCCTGGTGGACTATGAAGTCCCGATTTCCGAAGCTAAAAGCTTTTCCTCAGATATCATTGGAGAATTTGCGGGACAGGTAGTGTATCGCGGGGCGATAGTAACGCCAATCAAATGGCGAGAACTCACTCCTTCCAATATTGCAAACCTGTTCAACGATTATGCGAAGATTTTGGGTAAACTTTGGATTATCCAGAATTTAGTGAGAACCGATCTGGCCCGACAGTTTCTTGCTGCCATTTGGCCGATTTGCCGAAGCCTTGGTGGCTTAGGGCTAAAAGAGCTTGCTCCTGCTGGGGAGCCGATCCTACGTCTTAGGTTCGGATACCTGGATAGCCTAATGAAGCTGTTAAAGCTTAACGTGGTGGGGGACCTCAGAATCAAAGTTGACCCGAGGGAGAAAATTAATAGTATCCTGACGGAGGATCCAGATGACAGAGAACTTCCCTATTATGTTGAGAACTCAGTGGACTATCTACGAGAAATGGATAACAAACACCTAAGGGTGAATGTGAGAACGGAACTTGGAGCTCTTCATGAGCTTAGCCCTAATCCAGGTCGAACGCTGTCCGACTTTGGGTATAAAGGCCGTTTACTACCCGTGAGGGTAAAGATAAACAAAGTTCCATCCAGATCTAGTGTCCAAGGTAGGGACTGGAATTGTTACCAAAACCAGGTCCGGGATGCAGTTGAAGCGGATAGGAGACCTTCATATGAGTCGCAGGAAAAGAAGGAAGTTGCGGAATGCACTATTGAGAGAGGATCTTCCTCTGGCAACAGCGATGCCACAGACCTCGGTGCCCTCTTCAAC